TTGGTAGGAATCTTTACAGAACTAAAGACCTGTCAAACTCTGGTGATGACAAGTATTACGAAATCCCTTCTAATTTTGGAGGAGGATTTTTAGAGTTTTCTACAATACCCGACAACTTAACTGACTCTTTTCCAGATGACATACCGGATTCTTCCCTACTTATCGAAGCAGAAAAGTATATACCTGTTCCAGAGTTTAAACTCTGTAAACTAGCTTTTAGCAGACTGTGGATTGCTAATTTTAAAAACCAACCTGGAGCTGTTCGGTATAGCGTAGTTGGTAAGTGGGGAACTTTTAAAGAAGACGATTTAATCTTCCCAGACCCTACGGGAGATGAAGTAACGGGCCTATGGCCTACAGACCAAGGGCTTTTAGTCTTTACGTCTTCTAGCACTTTCTTATTCGTTTCAAATAGTGATGGCGATGGCTTTAGAGCTTCGACTCTTAGCACAACCATTGGATGCGTTGCCCCCAGCTCTTTACAAACTATGAGAAACGGCCAAACTGTTTGGTTAGGGGAAAAAGGCTTTTATGCGTATTCTGGAACTACGCTAGACCCTATCAGCATTGTTGTACAACCTACGGTGGACAGAATAAATATAGCTCGTAGAAAGCAAGCTGTATCTGCAGTAGACAAAAAAATGGACGAGTACAGATGCTGGGTTCCTGTAGATGGGAGCACAACTAACAACCTTTGTTTGATATATGATGGAGAAGGTTGGAGGCAGAGAAACGATGTCAAAGCAACCAGTGTTTGTGTCACAAAGGACCATCGAAATTATATGCTCGCAACAGGAGAAGTCGCCAAGTCGGGAGGAACAGACCACTCCCTGTGGCTCCTCGATAGAGAAGCCTTGTCTTACACAAGAGCATCGGCTAGAGAATCTGTTGTGCAAACAGCATGGCTCAAGTCCATACAGTCAATGCGACGGTCTACGCTTCTTACAGTCTATATTTGGATGCGAGCTACAGAGAAAGGCGACTTAACTGTTGAAGCGTTCAGAGATTGGAGAGAATCTCCGATTATAGAAACAACTGCAGGAGCCACACATCCTCCTAAGTTGTATGCTCAAGAGGACCCACCTTCTTTTTGGGATGAAGCAATAACCGGCTCCACAGGTGCTACTTGGGTGCGCCGTAGACCTTTTTGGGTCAAGGTAGATTTTCACATGCCTTCGTGCGAGGTCTTTAAACTTAAATTTAAGTATTCCGGTGATTGGGAATTTGTTGGTATGCTCTTTGAAGACCGCGACGTTCATGGCGGTGGTGTACAGGTGGCCCCATGAGTTGGAAGTTTCCAGATAAGTATTTCAGTTCTTCTGGTGTAATGAACACTGAAGATACCAATGAGGCTATGCGTAGCTCTGTTGAAGAAATAACGGGACAACTAGGTGAGCAAAACTTCGCTAGAAATGCGTTCACTACGGCTACTGATTACGAAAAGGACATAGCCTATCGACATGCAAAGCTAGAGGTGGATGTAAAAGGTTACTACGATGGTACTGGCGCAGAGAGCATGTTTGTGGATAACAATACTGCTATACTAGCTAGAAACACCGCGTGGCAAACTATACAGGACCAAAATACGGGAACTCCTTTTAGATATGACTTTGTGTCTAGAGGGGGCCTACTTTTTATCACAGCTAGACTTTGGGGCTCTCAATTAACTTTAGGGGGCGGCACTCTCCGTTTAAATCCCATACTTTTTGCTATACGATTAAACGGGGCTTTAATACCAGAATCCATAGATGGTAACTTAGATGTTTTAGATTACTCTTATGATAGGGACACTGGTAACACTGGAACCTTTTGTGTAAATATAGATTTCGTAGCTCCTGTTGTTCCTGGAGATACTACTGTAGAGTTAGTGGCAAGAGTCCGACCTCAAGCTATTGAATCTAAGAAATATGTACCAATGGTGGGTAGTCGAGCACTTATTCTATGGGAGATTTCTAGCTAATGCCTTTTCCTAATTTTGATCCCCTAGATGAAGGAGAAGCTCTTACTGCAGCTTCTCTAAACTCCAAGCTGCAAGACACCCGTGGAAGCATAAACGCGCTTCCTTCGGACGCTATATCAAATGGAGCTTTAAGGTCAGAACACCTATCTCCAATTACTTTAAGCAACTTGTCTACAGACGCTACAGGCGCGGCTGTAAATATGACACACGATAATCCTTTTCCTACAGTAGTTTCGGGGGCCTACACGAACGATTACACAACAACGCCCGCCACTGTACCGAACTCTAGAGGAACTTTTTTAGGGTGGGGAGAAGGTCAAGTCGGAACTGGCTGGGCAGGTATAGCAGTTGCAGGAGGTACTTTAGATACAAGAGCCCAATTAGTTTTTCCAGTACCTGGGCTTACAATTATGCCCACTACAGGAGCTGCTACTAGCAGTCAAATGTGTACAGGACTTTTAGTAAAAGTAAGTGTAGCAGTTATACTTCCTAGTAACGCGAATTTATATTGGGGGGGCCTCGGACTATCTATTTTTTGGCAAGGTAATAGTGCTACCTATCACTGGGTGCCTTCTTCAGCAGCTTTTAACTCTAGGGCAAATGGTATATTTTGTGATATGTCAACCAGTGCTCTAATAACAAAAGCTGATTTAGATGCACCTTTTGGGGGAGCTGCTGCAGAAACAGCACTTTTTAGTGTAGGGGCGGCAGTCTGCCGAACGCGCTTTTTAGGCACTGCAAGTATACATCTTAGGGAATGGAGGATTAGTGCTATTCCCATTTACGGAGGTAGTCTGTAATGCCTTTAATACCTTCACCCGCACCTTTAGTAGACGGAACCGCTGCTTCTTCTGAAGCCGTAGACGGTGTACTCTACAGACCTTTAGCTACACCTGCTAATTTTGAAGTTTTAAATGGGCGTTTAGACAGTGCTAACGCATCTGGTGTAGATGTTTCTAGTTCAATGGTGCAGTCTGGGGCTTTTACTTTAGCTGAACAAGTGGGTGCGACAGGTCGTAACGACTACTTTCACAATGTATTCAATGGAGTAGACCTACCGCCCTACGGAGCTGCCCCTATCGCAGTAGCTGCAGACTTAGATAATATATCGGGAGCTTCTACAGCAGATTATTTGCTTAGAGATTCTGACCATTTGATTATTCCAGGAGCTGCAAAACAATTCTATTTGCCTAGAACTTTTAATGTTCTGCTTTTCTGGCACGTAGAAACGGAAGCTCGGAATGTTAAACATGGAGCAGGTGGAGCTCCCACAGAAGACTCGGAAGCTCAAAATGACTCGATGTCTTTAAAACTATTTGTAGATGGTCAGCCTGTATCTAATGAACGAAGACAAATGCGTTGTACGCAAACGCAAGTAACTACAAATTATGGCATAAGTTTTTCGGCTGCTGAATCCCGCTTACAAAGAAGAAAATGGTCTGGTCACTGTATTGTGCAGCTCGCTGAAGGATGGCATAATGCGGGTATCGGTATCGCACATCAAGTTTATCACGTTCGGACGACGACAAAGCGTTTTGGCTATGTCGCATTGAGGGCTTAGAAGATGGAAAGACTAGCTGCAAAAAAGAGAAAAGGTATCCTTTCTCGTATGCCAAAAGAGAGCAACGAAGACATTTTGGTAGACTTGAAAAAAGCTGAAATTAAAAGTCGAGAGGAAGGAAAACGTAAGGCTACTGCAGCAGACGCAGAATCCGTTCGTGAAGAACTTGAACTGGCTAATGCTCAAGATAAGTTAGACGCTCGAAAGCCAGCAGGTAAACTAAAAGCGAGACCTGACATCGAACTAGAAGGTCTAAAATCTTCCACAGACATTGTGCAAGAGGCTATGCAAAAGCCCTCTAACCAGAAGGCATTTTCAGAGCCTAAAGCAACTACTGCAGAAGAACGTGCAGACCTAGAGAAAAAATACGGAAGTTTCGAGGGTGCTAAAAGAGCTATCGCTGCGGAAGGTGCTCGATACCGCGAAGCTCTACAACCTAAGAAGGGCTTTGAAGAAGACTACGATGCCGATGTGAAGTTCCAAGAGGAGGAGTACGGCGGGGGCTCTATCCGTAGAGAAATGGAGTTGGACGAAATCCGCGGAGAGGCAGACCCCGAAACCGGAGTACGAGAAGCAGCCTTGGGAGAGGATGCTGCCGAGTATGACAAGCAGTATGCAAAGCTCGAAAAAGAAAATCCAAACCTGTCTGAAACAGAACTCCAAGATGCGGCGATTAAAGCTGTTAGAGCAAAACAAGCTACGGATGCCGAGGATGCAACTAAGGATTTTAACACCGTAGATTACGGCGATGAAATGGAGAATGAAGTTCGTCGTAAAAGGTTGGAAGCTGAAGCTGCAGAAAAGGAAAGGAAAGAACGCCAAAAAAGCATGGTCAAAAAAGCTATTGGTACAGGCAAGTTAAAAGGCGACCGCATTACAAAAACCCCGGATGGAACACCTATCCAAGAAGCTGCTCGTAAATACATTGAGTCTTCTTACGGCCCTGACAAAGAAGCCTCCGAATCCAAGCTGGCACGCATGCGAGAAACGGCAGATGCTCGAAGAAGAAATTTACTTGTAGACGTAGGGGAGTCAGAATCATCGGGAGACCTAGAGTTCGAACCGGAGGAATCCCCCGAAGAAACCATAGAAGAAACAGACCGCCGGGTTACTCAAGAGGTTGTGTCTAGAGAACCTGCTATTTCTAAAGTCCTTCCGGGTCCTGACAGTTCTGTAGAAGAACGACAACAATGGGCTAGGCTTCGACCCTCAGTTAAGTCTGAAGCTATGAAAAATGTGGTTCAACCTATGACACAGCGTGTTGATGATATGTACGAAAGCGTAGATAATGCTTCTAAATTTGCTGCTAATCTGTCTAGTTATTTTAGAACTGTGGGCAGTGACCCTACTACGCCAGAGGCAAATATACAATCTCTCACTGCTAGGTCTCCATACCAATACTATAAGACACTACCTTTGAGTGTAAAACGTAATTTAGATTTGCAAGCTCTAGAGGCTTTCGAGTTTTTTAGAAAGAATAATAAAGATAGAGGCTACCCAGAAAGATCTAAGACAACGGCATACAGAAGTGCTGCCGATACACCAGAAGCAAAACTACGTAGTAGGTTAGAGTCTTACAAAAGAATTTTAGAGCGCAGGGTAAGAACAGGCGATTACGAAACTTCCGAAGCGCTTCCCGGTAAATTCTCAAAAGGTCAGTACCTACCGATACCACTTCCTGGTTTTGAAACTGAAACTCCAGCGTACTTTAAAGATGTACCCCTTGAAGCTCAAGAGGATGTATACCAAGAGTCCGAAATGGAAGACCTTATAGCGGCAGCAGCCGCAGAAGGTGAGTAATGAGCATGTCTCAATCCGATATGCGAGGTGAGATTAACCGACGTGTTAATCAAATCATCGCAAACAAGCTCAAAGCCGAACAAGGTATTATCGGAGAAGATTTAGCTGCATTTGAACAGCGACTTGGTGTAGATTATGGGGGAGACCAGCCCGCCACTGGCAAGTTTAAAGATGAACTCGGCATCCACCGCGAAAAAGAAAAGGTAGGTTAGGTATGTTAAACGCTGCTAAGACTGAAAGAGCTGCAGATGACGCTACTATAGCGCAAGCTCAAACCCTACGAAAACAAGGCGGTCCACTCCAGTCAAAGCTCGGAAATGCGATTGCCCGACAACAAAAAGCCGCTATGGGTCTTTTTACTGCAAAAAGAAAACAAGAAGGCAGAGCTAATCCTATGTCTGCTAAAGGTATTCAAGCACCTGTACAGATTCAATCTCAAAAAACAACAGAAGCTGAATTAAAAGAAGCCTTTGACCCAAGTAGGGTACAAGCTGCTGTGGAAGGAGAAGAAAGAGCGTACAAGCAAGATTTAGCAACTGCTGAGGAAAAGACTGAAAGGATAAGGAAAAAAAGAGCGGATCAAAGAGCTAAGGTTCTTCAAACCATCGGTAAGGTTGGAGGAGTTGCTACAAAACTCGCAGGTCGGGCTGCTGCGGGTGCTTTGACAGGCGGTGCTTCTGAAATGTTTAAAGCAGGAACTGCAGGAGCGAGAGCACTGGCAGGTGCTATGGGTTCTTCTCCAGAGCAGATTCAGCAACAGCAATTTATGGCAGACCTACAAGAGCGAGCTAGGTCTGGGGATGAGACAGCTAAACAACAACTCTTTGAACTATACAAAGGCTAGGTGAGGCATGGCTGTAGACAAAAAAATCAAAGACGATACTGCAAGAGCTGTGCAATCTTTTTTTAGAGCACGAACTTTAGAGAACATACAGAACTTCGGATTAGCACCTTTGGATGCTATATTTGGAGTGCTAGAGGGAAAAGGTTCAGATCAAATAGCGCAATCTGCGGCTTCTGTTATGGCCCAGAAACATGGTCTATCGTTTGCTGAAAAAGCAGAGATTGAAAAAGAAGCTAGGGAAGACATCCAAAAAGCAGAGGAAAAACTGCAAACGGAGTACGGCAAACTGTCGAAAGCAGTGTTGGATGCAGAGAGTAACGAAGAAAAGGCTTACTATAATCAGCTCGGTAAGTTTGCTTCTGCACGAGGGGCTTTAGCAGGTCGTCAAATCAACGCGGAGTTGCAGTCACATAAAGAACAGATGGCAGATTTAGAAACCAATGATGCCATGACCGACGAGACAAAAGCTATGGCGAGAAGTATTCGAGCTGCAGCTAAAGCAAATTCTTCTAAACCGGATGATGAGTTTTCGGGCAAGTCGGTCGTAGACCAAGATGCCTATAAAGCGTATGTAGAAAAGCAAGTGGAATTAGTAATCAATGACGAAGGTATTGAGGAATCTCAAAAAGAAATTTTAATTAGAAATCTAAGACCTTCTTTGCCAGACGATTCTCCTAGTCTAGAGATTTTAGAGGGAGACACGGTACAAGATTCTGAAGAAGTTGCTCGTCAAAAAGCAGAACTTAGAGATGAATTCCGCAACCGGATTAGAACGAAATATGGGACAGGTTCTTCTTCTATGATGAGAAAAGCGGAAGAACGTCTGCAGAAAGCCTCTGATAAACGTATAAAGGCACTCTCGGATTTCCAGAAAAAGAACCCTATATCTAAGGCGTTTGGAGATTCTGAAACCATTAAAGCAGCAACTTCTCAAATAGAGCAGGTTAGAGCACTTCCAGAAAGAGACTTTAGAAGTAGGCAGATTGCTACCCAGTTGGCTCAAAGAGAAGATGTCCAACCTTTTCTACAGGGAGCCCCGTCTGTGAGGAAGGGTTTAAAAGGCTTACTTTCTGAATATAAATCCCAACAAATGGCGGCAAAACGACCTAAGCTACCCGCACCCCCAACCGCGGTTTTTGGAGCTGAAAGCCAAGTTGCTGTAGACGAGGAACCAGATGGAACCAACCCCACAGCAGCCTAGCACTAAACTTACTTTAAAAGAGCGACTAGCTGCTGTTAAACAAGCTAGGGAAGCAGAGCCGTCTACGCAAGCAACTTCAACAGAGGAAGCAAAAAGCGTGGAACCTATGGAACCCGCAAACGCACCTGTACAAGAGCAGCCTAAAACAGATAGAAAGTTAACCTTAAAAGAAAAGTTGGCTGAAGCTAAGGCCCGTAGAGGTCAAGCCACAATTCCCCAACCTACCGGCGACCCCCAGCTCCCTCTCCCTATGGAACCAAAGCAACCCGCCAAGCCTCCTACAGCGATGCAAGGTGGCGTTTCGGCTTCTAAAAAGGACATCAAAGTTCCTGCTTATGTGCGTCGATATATGGACATGGATGACCGGGGGGAGCCTGTTCTTTACATTACACAGTCTCCAAATCAGAAGACTGGGGTAAATATATCTAGACATAAGGCGAAGATTAAAAGAAGCCTTCTTTTGGAAGAACGAGAGAAGTGGAAGAAGGCGGGTCAAGAGTGGGATGATATAAGTGACGAGGTTAAAGAAGACATTAAAAAATCCGTAAGCCGTAAAGCTGATAAGCTAATCAACAGTTGGATTGATGAGCAGCAAGGAACGGACACAGTTTGGATTAAAGGCGACCCTAATTACGCGGAAAATGACTTAGTAGATAGGGCTAAAAGTTCCATGCTTTGGAGAGCTTGGGCACCTATCGAAGCTACTCTTTTCCCTTCTACTGTAGAGGTTATAGAAAAGTCCGATATAGGAAAGACGTATAGCCAGGAGAATAAGATAACCACGCTGGAGAGGCTAGGTAGGATAGCTCCTTCTACTGTTATTTTTACTGCCATAAAAGCCGGGGGGTATGGTAACGAGGAGCATTTAAAAGAGCTTCAAGCGGGTAAGGAAGCCATGTCTTATATACCGGAGATAGGTGACTACATAACGGACACGGCTGAAAACTTAGGACTTATTAGTGAGGAGACTTCCAACAACTGGTGGATAAACACTGCTATTGGATCTGGTTTAACTATACCTATTATTCTCACGGAGCCGGATATAGCTACAGCAGTAATAGCAGGTGCCGGGTTTTTAGCAGGGGGTCCTGCAGGTGCGGCTGGAGGGTTTTTAGCTTCTAGAGGAGCCAAAGGTTTAAAAGCAATCAAACCGATTGCGGCATTAAATAAAACTGCAAATAGAGCGAATAAATTTAAGGCTAATCTAGCAGAAGTGGCAGGAAAAACAGCGAGAGAAAAAGCAGCCGTTGCTAAACAAGTTATCCGAGATTCCCAAAAATCTTCGTTCGGTACAGTCCTCAAAGAAACAACTTCCAGTAGACTCGCTACAGGAAAGACAAATAAGAATTTAGACGACCAGGTTTCTGCTCAACTTGATGCTATGCAGGAAGCTAGAAAAGCCGCGCCGTCTACAATTTCTGAAATAGAAAAATTAGATTTAGATAAGTTAGCTGCCAAAGCAGAAGGCAAGACTCCCAAAGGGGGCATATCTGAATTTAATAAGTTGCGAGAACTCACAGAAGGTAATGAACTAGAAGCTCTAAAATATGTGCAGTCTAAGGCTACTGCAGACGCACTACTGGCTAGAGAGTTGCAAAAAAGAAAAGTGTACGCAGAGGGGCTGTCTCAATTCAAACCGAAGCTGGCCACTGCCGACGAGTACAAAGGAGTTACTTCTAAACTTCGATCTAAATATGATGAGTTAGCAGACCTAGAAAAGTCCATAAACAAAAAGGGCATAACGGATGGCGACCTAGCTAAGAGAGCTAAACTTATAGATGAAATACAAGGTGAGCAAAAAGCTCTAGCTAAATTAAATGCCCAATCCGGTTTGGAAGTGGCTGTAAAACGAGCAGAGATAGCTCAAAAAGCTGCAGATAAATCTAGAAGAATGGCAGAAGTTTTAACGCAAGTCGCTGTTAAAAGTGCCCGAATGGGAGATGAGGCTTTTAGTAAAGGTGTGAAAGAGGCCAATGCTTCGTATACGAAACATAAAAATTGGCTTGCTCGAAGCGCACAACAGGCTGATAACGAAATACTCTACGACACGGTGGTCGGTGCTCTAGACGACATCTTAGAATCTACTAATTCTTTAAAGAAAAACTTAGGTGTAAAGACCAAAAAGTACAATGTTCCAGAGCTGCAAGAAAAAGTGAGCGACTTGTACGACACGAACGTGGATTTTAAAGATGTGAACAAGCTGTTTGACGAAACCTTTGGAGAGGGTGCGTTTGCAGAATTTGTAGCAAACAACGGTAGCTCCGCTCTAAAATCCGCAAATGCAGGTTCTGACCTTGTTCGAGTAACTCCCGAAATGTACGATGAGCTACAAATTGCCATGAAGTCTTTAGTAGACAGTGGTGTACAGAGCCAAAAACGAGAGCTGGGCATAGAGTTAGCAGAACAAGTTTTAGAAAACTCGGATTTCATAAATTACTTTACTAACATTAGCGGTGTAAACTGGGTTTCCAGAAGTATGGCTAGGATGGCAGAAATCGGTAGGGACTTTGCAGACCCTGCTAGAAAAGCCTTTGGCAGCACTTCTAAGGCTGTAGTAAAAGCTGGACGCTCTATGGACAGCTTTTTTAAGCGTTCTACAAATGAGATTGCGGATGTCCTTTCGGAGCGAATAGATAAGGTTGATGACGCTACACGAGCTGCGTACATAGACGACTTAGCTAAAGAAACAGTAGAGTATGCCAAAGAAGGGGGCCTAGAAACACCTTTAATTAGAGAGCTTTTAAGGCAGCTAAAGATGTCGGATGAGGGGAGCCTTATAAAAAGAAAAGAAGCCGTGGTTAATTTTATGCGCTCTCCAGATGAAAAGTTGTACGACAAGATAGTCGCGGGAGCCATGAAGCAGCAAAACTTGAAAAAGTTAATGACGACTACGGAGCCTTTGACTATCCAAGGGCGTAGACAAACGATGTCTAATGTAGGAAAGACTTCTTGGTGGGAGACTTCTAAATCCTGGTGGATACGAAACATCGCAGAAGAAACAGGAGAAAAATCTTTAGACGCTTTCGTCGTGTCTTTCTTAGGCAAGGGCAGGAAAGAAGCGGAAGCTCAAAAGTATTTAAATCTGGGAAAAGCTGCAGTAAAAAAACAATTACGTAAAAATCCAGATGCGTCGTATCAAGACATAGAAAAGGCTGTCATAGGAGCCATGACCCGCGGGGGTCAGGATTCTGTACCTTTAGACCTGACTGCTAGAGGGCTAGGATTTAGAGCTACTGCAGTTGCAAATGCGGCCTCTCAAGAGAGGGCAGTATTTGATATGATTCGCAGAGTAGGTGGCGTGACGGAAGAAACAGCCCAGAGCTATGTAGCTTTTAAAGGTGCAGATGGAGCTGTCGAGGCAAAAGCCTTCTCTGGACTTTTGGATTTACTGCAGAAGTATAACCTGCCTATAAGTAGAGAGACATACAGGCGAGCAAAAGAGGATGTGTCCACTACATTAAAATTAGTAGGTAAACTAAGCGGTGAGGGTCAGAGGGCTTTTATACCTACAGGTATGATAAAAACTGCGGCTAGTAGCTTAGACAACATAACTAAGCAGTTAATTCAGTACGACCCCACCGGAGATGTGGCTATGAAAATGGCTACAAACAATCTAACGGGCCTAGCATCCCTTTGGAAAACCTCTTTAGTTACAGGTTTAATACTGCCCAACCCAGGACACTGGACCAACATATTCTTTGGAAACTTTTCTCAAATGTGGGGAGAGGTAGGTTTTAAAACAGCCACACGGGTCTCTGCTCAAACGCTTACAGACTTTGTTCCTTTCTTCGGTAAAAAGGTAGACGAGATGTTGGCGCGTAGCCAAAAGAAATTTGGAGAGGATACAACTCTAGGCTCCACTTTTAATACTGTATTGAATCCACATCTATCCGCGTTCTTTAATAGAGCTGTGGCTAAAGACTCCGACAAACTTGTAGGAGCTGGGGCAAAATACGCAAAGACGTGGGGGGAATTGAGAGAGATTGCTGTCCAAGAGGGTGTTCTTTCTACCTTTATCGGTACAGACATTCGTAAGGCGTTGAGCACTCGGATGTCTGAAAATCTTTCAAAGTCTAATTTCCCCAAGTCTAAACAAATACTGAAAGACATTCTCACAGGAGAGCCGTATAAAAATTTTGCGGAAACTGTAGAGCAGCGACAGCGTGTGGCCCTATTCATGGACCTCGTAATGCGAAAGGGTATGAACCCAAGGCAAGCAGCAGATAACGTAAAGAAAGCACTGTATGACTGGGACTCTCCCCTATCAGATTGGGAAGCTAAATACTTAAACAACGTATTCCTTTTCTGGCGTTTCTGGAAACTTAGTTTGGGGCAAGCAGGGCGACACCTCATGGACCCTTTTGTCAAACCACTAGAGAAACCAACGGATTTAATTGCATACAGCATGTTGCAAAAGTCTCCTCTTAGTAGAGGTATTGCACAAGGTAGGATTGCATCTGCTGCACCAGAATTGGCTTTTGATAAATTAAAAAGCGACATGGAGCAACAGTTAGAGAGTGGGGAAGTCACCCCCGAAGAATACTACCTGTTCTTACTAAGCATTAAGTACCCTCATTGGAAGCAGGGGGGAAACAAAGTATTCCTAGCAAATTATCCTATAGACTCTCAAATTTCCGAGCAGTATGAAAAATTAAAGGGATATGCGCCAACTCACGAAGCTGTAACCATGCCAGGGTTAACAACTTTGGACACATATAATATGTTGTTAAGTATGTTAACTGGGCTATCCGCTACTGCCGTAACTGCAGGTAGGGCGGGCTTTGGAGAAGGGGATGTATCTGCAACAGATGCTATACAAACCGCGGTGAAAACCATTACAAACCCTGCTCTAGAAATGGCCAACCCTCTTACTAAACCTGCAATAGAACGAATAGAGGAATTTTTCTTAGGGGCTAGAGCGGAATACCGGGCACCTTATGTTAGACTAAAACCTTCCGAGAAAGCCTTACTAGAAAAGCTAAATGCTGCAGGATTTTTAAATAACTCCGCTAAGAGAAAGGATAAAGACCCCGAAGGAGTCGTTCGTATGAATAGAATGGCAGTAGATATATTTAGGGCCACTCCATTCTTAGGTACTCAAATGTCTAGGTTGTACGACCCTTTTCTAGAAGCGGGCGAAAGACAAGGTTACACAGAAGGGTTAATGCACATACTAAGACAGTTAACTGGCTTAGGTAAGGTATATGCCCATGACCCAGAGTATACTATTTCTAGGTCCATATCGGACATAGGGGAAAGAGCTAGTGAAATGGGTCAAGAGTCTAAGTACGAATCTATAGTTAAAGAAGAAGACGTTGAGATAGAAGACGAATAAATTATCCACCCCTACAATTTTTTATCAATTTGTGTTATCTTTCCCACAACTTCCGTGGATTAGGAACAGGAGTCTAAAATGGCCATTAAGCCCCGTAGAATTAAAGCGAATACCACGACTGATTACTTAGATTCGTGGCAGGTAATGAACGAAACTGGTGCAGACATCGCGCAAGGTAAGATTGTCCAAATCTCTGGTGTTAACTCATCTGGTGCCTTTTTATTGGTTAAGCCTTTGGACGTAGGCGCAGCCAGTGCTGCTCTTGTAGATGCTCCAAAGTTTGTAGCAGGAACAAAAATTCCTAACGGTGGAACCGGGGTTGCCCGCGAAAACTACATCGTAACTAATGTAAATACCTCTGCCGCCGCTGCAGTGGGCTCTCCTGTATTCGCCGCTTTGAGTGGATCTGCGGGCGACTGGGTTATTTCAGCTCCTGGGGGCTCTCCAACTAAGGTCGGCATCGTTCTTAAAAAAGACGCTACTACTGGTGTTGTTCTGTTAGCTCCTCAAGCTCGTGTCGGTGCCGCCTAATTTATCTTTTATTAGGAGGATACCATGTCTAATTCTGATTTTCCAAGGTTGCGCTACAGTGATGTAGTAGAAACCGAAGCGCGAGCTTTAGGTCAATTTAAAGTAGCTGCTAATGCTCCTGCCGCCGAAATCGACACGGACACTCATACAACTGCGGTAAACATCCAAGGGTGTAAGCAGTTGGACATCTTTATCGATGTGGCCACTAACCCTGGTAGCAGCTCTACAAAACTCTACATCAAGGTCCGATTCTCTGGTAAGCAGGCTCCATCCACGGGTACAAATGCTGACTGGGGTTACATTCAAGTAGACAAACTCGACACTGCTACAGGCATTAGCTCTGTACAAGATTACATGATTGAGATTGATTTACTTAATGTAAACGGCACAGCTTCGGCTGTAGTACCTCGACGGTACATCTCTCGTATTCAACAAATTAGTGGTCGCCATGCGAGTGCAGTTGTTTGGGTGGATGCAGGGACGGCAACCGGCACAGTGTACTTTCAACGTCAGGGCGGGAGTATGTAATGCGCTATTTCTACACGCCCATATTTCACGACGCAGACCTCAATCTGTCTTCTCCTGGCCAAGAAAAAGGGGGTGTACTTGTTGAAGCTGCGCTGCCAACTCCCTGCAGCTCCCCTCTTTGCGACAAAGGGGATGGCCAAAGGTTTGTTTTGTGTATACCAGAGGCGTCCTTTGAGGCTCCTGACGACTGGCAGGAAAAGACAAAAGAGGAAGTCAATAGCGACTACCCCGACTTAATCCCGTAGGAGAAACAAATGGCAGTTCATTGGTCATGGCCGTGGGGCCAAGAATCATCACTAGAGCTAGAAACTAATATGGGCTGGGATTTTCAAAGTACGTCTAGCTCTAACGGCCAACCGGACTCGACGACTGTGTATACCTACCCCGGCAGTCCCACGCGGTTTAGTTGGGCGCAAGATGATGCTCTTTTTAATAATAGCTTCACGTTACCGACTGAGGCTTGGGTTCCAGCAGGTTGGCTTTGCGTTCCATTCTACGCAAACGGAACGCTCAACAGCAACACATTTATTTTTGAAGTCAAGGGAGGTTCATCAGGTCGAACCATCGCGATTCGACATGCTAGTGGTGGGACCGGACAGCTTTACGTCGATAGTAACTTTAAGGCAAATTTTGCGGGTCTAACTATAAATAACTGGCATTTTCTTGCTTTACAGTACGATATGACTGCTGACCCGTGGTCAGGTCGAGTTTATTTAAATGGGGTAGCTGCCACGGCACAATTTACCGACGCGCAAAATCCCGAAACAGCAGGTAATTACACCTTTTTTGGCTTCACAGGTGGTACAAGAGCAACTTACTACGGGGGTATCATTGTTTACAACAGCACCTCCGACTCAGGTGAGACTCCTCTGTTTGTGACTAGACTAGCACCCAACGACGATGGTACAGGGGCGGGCGGAACTGTAGGCACATGGGTTCCCTCCAGCGGCCCCGATGACTTTGCTGTGACTAATACAGACCCTTTCTCAAACTCTACATTTACACAAGAAGCCTCTCCCTCATCTTTGGATCAATGCGTCACAGAAGTCACCAACATGACGACTCAGTTAGGGATTACACCCCCTTCGATAGCGGCCATAACCGGTCATACATATAGCAGTGGTAGCGGAATCGTGGTCAATGCAGGGGTCGGTTCTGGTAGCAACTACACCGCAGGTGATAATGCGGTGCCTAACGCTGGAGATACCACGTATGCTTTCGGCACCGCACCCGTTGACCCCACAGGGGGTGGTGCCTGGTCTAGCGGAACGACGGTACGGTTTCGATATAAGGTGGTCTAATGGCTATTTTACGCGGTCAAATAGGTAGCGTAGTTCACAGCGTTACCCCGTCCAATTCAAAATTGGAAGGTCAAATAGGCAGCGTAGTCCATTCTGCAAGCCCCTCTTTACTTAAATTAGAAGGACAGTTTGGCTCCGTCGTTCACGAGTCTGCACCAACCACCGCCGTTTGTCCCGACATTACAGGCAACCCCGGCGTTCCTGCCACATTTGATGGATCTGCCAGCAGTGCTGTACTGTACTACCATTGGAAATGGATTAGCGTCCCTGGCAGTAGTGCAGTAGCTAATGCACCCATACCCTTCCCCGACAGCGGGGCTACGACTCCCATTGATATGACTAACAATGTGGGCCTATGGCACTTTGATACTTTAAATTCTGTGTCTAGTCCAACTGGCTCCATAGGATTACGTGATACCTTCGGCGACGGGTGGCATGGGAACAACTTTGTAAACCTGACCGTCAACGGTGCCCCGGCTTTAACAAACATTACCCTACCAAGTGGTGGTGGCCCTTTATGGTTTGATTATGCAGCGAGCACTGGGGATTCTATCGTTGTTACTTTTACTGGGGGCTCATTTCCTAATGAATGTTTCTACCTGTTGAATGATGCGGCAGGGGGTACAGGCACGAACTTCTTCACATCGAATAATCCTCCTGTTACACCGTACTCTTTTTCTGCTCCTGCTTTCAGTCCCTCTACCAGTTTTAGCACACCAGACACTAGTGGTAACAGTAATACAGCCTCGGTTTTTGGAGCTACGCAGGTCGCGGGTAAAGTGGGTACACACGCATTAGATTTCTCTGCTGGCAATTATCTTGAGGTGCCCCATTCAGCATCTCTTATTTCGTCAACAGGTACTATATCTTTGTGGATTAAAACAAGCACAAGCACTGCTGGAAGCACTGCCTCTTTAATCTCGAAAAATACGACCGCAGCCTCACGGGAGGGGTTTCATCTCTATATAGAGAGCAACCAGATTGCAGGGCAACTGAAGGACGCGGGATCTGGGATAACAACAATCGCACCCGCTGGGCCCCTGCTGAATGACGGAGCATGGCATCACATAGTGTTTGTTTACACTTCTGGAGGTACTTCAGAAATATATGTAGACGGGGTCATGGTTTCTTCCAGTAGTACAATCCCTTTTACGCCCACTTCGGCATTTCCTTTAAGAATCGGCTTAAATGTAGACAGTTTTTGGGGCAACTACGTGGGCTCTATGGATGAAGTGGGTATGTGGAGTAGAGCACTTAGCTCTGCGGAAATAGACAACATTTATCTTGCACAAGGCGGAACTATAGCAGGATTAGGGTCTAGCACTTTTACATTTACCCCCGATGTAGTCGGCACATACACAATCAATCTAGCGGTATCTGGCTCGGTGAACACCAATGCGGATGCTGTAATCTCTTTGCCGTCTAGCGGTGGAGGCGGGCTACCAGGGCAGGGAGGTAGCTTACAGGGTAACATCTTGCAGGGCTTTAGTACAGAAGGTCTGATATGAAAGACATGAAAGCAAAACGCCGAGCTGCGGTTTTAAAAAGGTTAGGTCTGTCTGGCGTAAACAAACCTAAACGAACACCGAGCCACCCCAAGAAGTCTCACGTAGTTTACTATAAAGACGGAAACAAAGAGGGCGTTATACGCTTTGGAGAACAAGGTGCAAGCACTGCAGGGAAACCAAAGTCTGGAGAGTCCGACAGGATGAAGAAGAAGCGAAAGAGCTTCAAGTCCAGACACGGAAAGAACATCGCAAAAGGTAAATCTTCAGCCGCTTACTGGGCGGATAAGGTGAAGTGGTAACATGCCTTCTAATTCAAAAAGGACTCAAGCCGCATCTAAAGTGAACCAAGCTGGTAACTACACAAAACCCGGTATGCGAAAGCGTTTGTTTGAAAAGATAAAGGCTGGAGGTAAAGGTGGAAATCCGGGGCAGTGGAGTGCTAGAAAAGCCCAGATGCTGGCTAAACAATATAAAGCTGCAGGTGGAGGGTACAAGTAATGCCCACTCACAAAAGGCGTTTAGCAGCAGCTCAAAAGAGTTTAAAAAAATGGTCAGACCAGAAATGGCGTACTCCCAGTGGTAAACCGTCTGGAGAAACTGGAGAGGTCTATGCGCCTTCTGCGACAATCGCTTCTTTAAAATCTTCAAAAGCCGGAAAGAAAAAACTAGCGGCTGCGACGAAGAAGAAAAGAGAGGCCACCAAAAAAGGTGAGCAGTATGCTAAACATGGATTGCACAAAGGTAAAAAGAGGTAGCTATGAGTATGGAAGATATGCGAAAGAAAGCAGCTAAGAAGGCTATGGATTTGAGTAAATCCGAGAAAGCTGTAGTTAAAGAAATTATCGGAGAGCTGAAGAAGGCTGTTGCGATGCACACTAGCCAACATGAAAGACTACAAAAGATTTTAGATAAGTCTGAATAGGAGAATACAATGCCACTACTAAGTAAAGAAGAACGCCAGACCCTAACCCCCGATGAAAAGCGAGCACTGCGTAAAGAACGCAGGGCTAAGCGGCGGGAGGAACGAGGCCCCTTTTTAGGGATTAAGTGGGAGAAGATGGAGCCCATAGCCGAGGAGCTTATTCTAGACATCGCATCGGATGTAATCCCCGGCGAAGAAAAAATGAAAGAAGTCATCGACGATTTGGCCGAGCGAGCTGACGACTTCTTGGAGTGGAAGGGACTACCCTTCTTTGTGTCTGCTGCGCTTGAGGCAGTTGACGGTATCATTATTAAAGCGATTGCCCGCGGTATTCTTAAAGGTCCAGTGCAGAAGGTATACGACCGAATGAAAGAAGAAGGCAAGTTAGACGGGGAAGAATAGTGGCTTACGACCCAAATAGCAAAAAAGCCAAGTTGCAACGAGCTATGTTGGGTCGTCTTAACTACAAGATGGGAAAAGAAGGCGACGGCAAGGACGTTTCCCATCAACCGGATGGTTCTGTTAAACTAGAGAAAGCCAGCAGGAACAGGGGAAGAAAAGGCGAGGGCGGTCGAAAGAAGGGCGTTCCTCACAATTATCCCAAGAAGCGGGATTCTCGCTTGAATTAGATGGTGGATTACTGGTACATAAGAAAGCAGCGTGCAGCCCTATTAGAAAGAGAAAGAGATATGCCCAGCACAATCAGAAAAGGCTCTACAGGCGCAGATGTTAGGCTCTGTCAAGAACTCCTAAATGAGCAGGGGTTTTCTACGGGTGTGGATGGAGTGTTCGGCTCCGGTACGGAGAAGTCCGTTAAGTCTTTTCAATCGGCTAAGGGCCTCACCGCGGATGGTATAGTAGGACCTGCTACTTGGGCAGCTCTAGAAACGCCCGCACAAAAACTTGGGTCTGTAGAGTTTTCCAAAGTAGCCGAGCTGTTTCCGTACCTGTTCCCTCAAACCTACATATTGTCCGGGGCTCAATGCCCTAGCAACCCACCTGGGGTTGCCTTAAAACGTATAGGTCAAGAGACCAGCAACTGTGTGCTTTTTACAGCATGGCTCTTGAGCACAGCCTTCCATAACGTCTATCCCAGCATTAAGTTTGTAGGAGACCAATGGTCCAAATGGATGGTCTCTGGCAAGGCTCCTACGGGAGTAGCTCCTGCACCTGATTACGGTCCAAAGGTAATTATGGAATGGGGCATGGGAAAGCCCCAACCGTCTGCACCTGGGCCTTGGTTAGTGCAGACGTTTAGTGAGACCGGTGGGCACAGTTACATAGTGTTAGCTGACGATCCTTCTGGGAAGATTCTTACGTTAGAAAGTAATGCGTCTCTAAATGGATGCGGCTGGAATCAGATAGGTCCTTTGCGGGAAATCGAAAACCCAGGGCCTAATTGGGCAGACAAGGTAACACAAACATGGGCAAACAGGATATACTCCAATCGTGCTGTTCACATATGTAGCCTCAATATAACAGGCGTACAAGAGTGGCTGGAGAGTGCCCAATGACTAACGTAGAAGATACTGTTACCATCCACGGTAAACGGATTGCTAGTCTGGAGAATGATGTGAACACATTAAAAGTAGACACTTCCAAGTTGCAGTTGACTCTTGACCACCAAGATGAGCGACAACAAGAACGCTTTAATACTCTCTGCACCTCCCAGATAGAGCTGAAAGACATTATGAAAGCCCGCATGGAAGCGGATGAAAAGCGTGCCGAGGAGTCTAGAAAGTACCGAGCGGAGCGGGAAAAGCAGGAAGCGGATGCTAACTTGCAAAAGCAGAAGTGGATGCAGTCTTTACTTACTCCTCAAACTATGGTTATTATCTTGGTTATCTTAGCAGGATTATTCGGGGTTAAGGGTCTCGATATGATGGATGCTGCAACCCTTGTAACTGAACCCAGCTCACCGCCCACAGGGACTATCCCATAGGAAGTATTATGGAAAAGAATCGCTACATGAAAGCAGCCAAGGCAACTATGGCTAAGATGAAAAAGAAGAAAGGCAAAAAGAAAGAGCCTAAAAAAGCCGAAAGCAAAGGCGGCTACTAATGGCTAACCGCTATCGCAAGGCTGCGAAGGCGGCGATGAAAAAAGAAAAAGGTGGGCTATCTGAAGCGCGGGAACGCATGGAAGAAAAGGGCACCGTAGGCGAGTTCACAGCCAAAGCCAAGCGTGCTGGGTTTACGAAAGCCGATGGCTCTGGTGATGCTCAAGCGTATGCACGAGAGGTGCTCGCCAATAAGGATAAACACGACGAGGAAACCATTAAGCAAGCCCAGTTTGCGAAGAACATGGGTGACCTCGCAAAAGACAAAGATGAATAGCTACCTCATCCAAAGCCTCGGTGGTATGTCGATGGGCATGTGGAAAGGTAAGAATCCACAAGAGGCCCTTCTGAAGTTCTACCGCAAGCGCGGCTATACCAAAGAAGCTGTTTGGATTGAGGATGGAGAGCTAGTATTTGCTGATGATGTATTAGACATCTTTGGCAGCTCCCCAAACACCTGGCTTGTAGAGCGTATCAATTAGTCGGTAGCCCAGCTCTGCCTGTTCGACCTGTGGCGTACAGACCTATACCTATAGCGTCCCACATATCGTGAGTGCCATCGGGGTCTACGCACTTGTGCTCGGATTTACTTAGAGCTTTTTCTATCCTTCGTCTATGGACATTTTTAGGTATGTTACCCTTCCACTGGTTTGGATACACGTAGTCTTTAACCAGAATACCATACTTCTGGAAGGCATCAAGAACGTCAAAGAGCGCGTCTACCCCACGAAACGTAGCGCGTTTTTTTGCGTAGTATTTAGGGACTTCAAACACAAACTGCGGAGCAGCTTGGTCAAAGCCTTCCACATATTCAATCCAAAGGTCCTCTACTTGAGAGGGCAGATTGAGCAGATTACCTCCAGGGCGTATGCTGCACGCATACAGGAGCTGCGTCTGGTGAGGCTCGCAACCCCACACAGACACTCCGCATACCCTTTTACCGGGGTCAATGGCTATTAGAAGATGGGAAGCTACTCTTTCTGCGTTCATCTGGACTCTCCCACACTAGAAGTTTGCCACTGTCATCGTAGACAGGGGCAGCATCTTTGTACCACCTTCGCATAAGAGCGGGCTCCGCTTCAATAGGAACATCAGGGATGTACTCCTGCATAGTCTTTACCATCAGCTCTGCCATAGCAGGTGCCCACTTGTGTGCGGTATCTTCTGGCCCTTCTGCGATGATCTCATCGTGAATGAGTACCCAAGGGTACACACCCTCAAAAGGAACCGAAGATGTGTAGCAACGCTTACACAGCTCCCACATAGCGTACTTGATTCCATCTGCAGTAAGACCTTGGAAGAAGGAGTTACAGGCAGAGGTATAAGATACATCCCCGCGGATTCGACCAGAGCGCAACTGCACGATAGTCCCATCCAGTTTGGTCATCCTGCTAACGTCCTCGAAGTATTGGCGTGTCTCCTCCCACTCATCGAGCCACGCTTTACGAAGCTCACGAGCGCGGGTAATGTCGATGTGCTTGCCGTAGTTGTTGCAGTATTCAACGAAGGTCTCTGCTGCCAGCCCACCTGGGAATCCGAAGTTGGCAATCTTGGCAAACTGCCTAGCCTCCTTCACTTCTTTGTGCTCTGGGTGGGTATCGTCCTTCAGAGCTTCTTTGGCAAGCTCCAGCTCCATACCGATAAGACTGGCCCCGAACTGCAGATGAGGGTCTACCCCACGCTGGAAAGCCTCTGCTAGTCTGCTGTTCCCATACCAGTCTAGTTGGACCTGTGCGAAGGCCCGCAGCTCTATACTACTGTAGTCCACAGTGCAGAAGATGTTACCGGGTTGAGGTATGAAGCACTCTCGGAATCCAGACTTGCGAGGGGGATTCTGCAGGTTGGGGTACTTCCAACTCGTTCTACCAGAGCGCACCAGCACGTTTGGCTTGGAGCAGATGGGGTTTCTAATCCCTTGCTCTAAGATGGGCAGGTAGGTATTGAGGAGCTTCTCGGCGTTGAGATTCTTCGCGTATTCTGCCAACTGCAAGTTGCCTGACTTCTGCAGAGTCTTACGGTCTGTTTTGATTGCACCCTTGGCAGTGACAGGTGGGTTGTCACCGTAGGCTTCTGCAACCAATCCTTTGAGTATCTTCATGTTTCGAGAGCCGTCGAGTCGCATGAAGCCCAAGTCCATAGCGATTGCCCTAGCTTCTTCCACTTGGTCCATCACTTGGATTCTGAAGTTGCCCACGGCTACGGGGTCTGTGACTACACCTCGACATGCCATCAGATGCAGAGCGAGCGCGGCTGCAGTCTGCTCCAGTTCGTTTACTACCAATCCTTCTCTATGCAAAGGCTGAATGGTAGTGCCCACTCGGACACCTGCAGGTGTTTGATTCTGGGCCTCAAAGACGCGCCTAGCCCATGTGGAGTCCTGGGCACTGTAGACCAAGGCTGCTTCGGGCCACTCTCGCAGAGGTACGAACTCCAACTCATTGTACCTAAGTCTCCAGCTATCTCCGGTCTTGGTAGCACTGATGTCCACTTTGAAATACTTCTTCACTAGGTCGGCGAGGCTGTACTTCATCTTCTGCTTTGTCTCGTGATGGAAGTCTAAGTCGCCATGTGCGACGTTGATGAGCTTTTCTCGCAGCAGGGTGTCACGTAGCTTGCCCTTTTCCATCATGGCGAATATGTCTGCGATGAACTGGGGCTCTTTCTTTATGAGCACGCCCAAGTCGAAAGATAGGTTGTGAGCCACCAGCACGACATCAGGGTCAGCACTCAAGTTTGCAAAGACGTAGCGCGTGTGTCGTGCAGAGTAGACAACTTCCCAGCCGTCATCTACAGACCTCCACCAGCTCTCCTCGTCACGGGGTAAGTACTTAGGGGGCTCCCCTCTACCCGCTAGTGAGATGCACACAGCTCTAGGAGCTAAGCATCCGGGTTTAATGGGGTGGGTTTCAAAGTCAAATCCAATTAGTCTCATGGGTATCTCCAAAAAGAAAGCTCCACGAAAGGCGGGACTATGTGCTGGCACAACGCAAATGCACCTGTCCATCTGGGAGCAGATGAACGCACTGCCTATCGTGGAGCTAAATGGTTACAGCTCTATCCGTTGTGAGAACGCCAGATGACTTTCATAAAGGGGTTGCCTTTCAGTGTAGTGATGGTCTTTGCGTCTGCGACAACCTCAATACCACTGATAGCCGAACCGTCGCCTTGCGAAAGCTCCTCGCACATTTCGGATGTTACATCACCATAATCCACACCACTGGCTGCAGCTACGAAGCCTTTGACAGCAGATAGGAAGGTTTCTTTCTGGCGGCACATGACGACCCAAGACACTCGTTCACCTGCTCGGTTGCTCTCCTCATCACCGTTAGTGACTTCCAGAACAGTGGCTTCTACTGCCACGTAAGGAGTGTTATCGCGGCGGCTGCTGCCTTGTACGAACTTGTGAAGCTCTACGAGGTACGTTCCGTCTGCGAAGTATCGTTGTTGGGCGGGTGCCGCTGCTGTTTCAATGTTTGCAAAAATACTCATTAGTTTTCCTTTTGTTTGAGTTTCTGATTCATTCTTTTTCTGTCTAACATTTAGACCAGTCACAGTAACATAGTTTTTGTTTGTTACCAGTCGTTTCTTCAATATACTTAGCTTGTTTCTTTGCGCTCTCCAAAGCGCGGGTTTGAGGCCAGTAATCCTGGCATACGGTTGTGTAAACTGTGTCAGCCCTCTGGCCGCTTCGATGGGTACGTCCGAGCAACTGCTCCCAAGTGGCTCCCGTAGGAGGAGGCTCAACAACTAGATTGTTTGCCCATGCTTGATAATTACGGCCTTTATGGTGGATGGGGATTGACAATCCACAGGTCTGCCCAGGCGCGGGGTCAGT